GACTTTACCAAATTGCTTTCTGGGGTTTCTATTTTTACATCACCATTGGAATCCACAGTGTATGTATCCTCAATGATCACCTTCTCTGGGGAAGTATCCTCATGGTGGTAATCAAAGACCTGACTTGGACGCTTGCTCTTTAAAACATAATTTACTTGCGACCACTTCAGTTTTCTCTTGGCGGCAATCTCAGGCCGAGACAATCCGTCAACCGAATCATCCCAGATCTTATCTACAAGTTTCTGCGTGTACCTCATCTCTAGTACCCAAGCCCCTCAAGATATTCCTTGACAGCCATCTCAACAATAGCCGTTTTAGAAATACGGGTCTTGACCCAGTGAGCGTCTAGCTTCTCCCAGACATCTGCCCTAAGTCGAACACCCAGTTGCTTATACTCGAAGCCTTCAACTCCTTTACGTTCATCTTTATCCATTACTCTCTCCTTTTAATAGTAAATATATAACTAATGATAGCAATTATATTAGTCAAGCTCGTTCTTGAAAGTTTATGATATTATCTCCACTAACTTTGATAGCGTCTCTTTTCATAAGAATTTGAGCCAGTTCTTCCCAGTTCTCTTTCTTAAAGTTTCCAGAGTGAAACCAAGTTAGTAAGTTCATAAACTCTTGTATTGTGGGTTTGCCGTACAGTGCTTCGGCATCGGCAACTAATCCAGTAAACTCTTTGCCTATTCGGATTAGAACCCATGAGTTGCCACCTTGCTCTCGGTATTGTTTATTCCACATCATTTGATTTAACATTAAACCTGAAGCAAATCTCTTGCTCGGCCACTTGGCCAAATACTTTAATTCGATCCAACCTGACTGGCCATTGCGAATGTAATGAACGTCAGGCATTCCTCGCATCACAGAGTTCTCAACTCGGTGCATGTTCACAGGACAATTATCCCTGACTAAGTTCCAAAAGTTTTTCTCACTCATTATCTGTTACCTATTTTCTTTTTTGTATATGGGATCGCACCTATAACTTTAATTTTAGGAACCTTTCCAGTGTAATGCTCTACATCTTTTTGATACAAAAGTTCATTGGAGGCATAGGCATTCCACGCTTTAATGAGCAACTCATTTCTCATTGATGGATCAAATTTATATTTTGTTTCAAAGACAAGTTTCATTTCACTCTTAATCTTATTAATAAGTCTCTTAACAGGAAAATTTGGGTTCCAGTTTTGAGGATGTTCATTTGATAGATCATTAAAAAAACTTTGTATTGCCGCAGAGCTTTGTGAATTTCCTGCCTTTAAAACACTAAATGCTAAACATCTTGCGCCTGCCCACTGCCCTCCATTAACAATTAGATTTTTTGATGTATTCTTAGTTATCCTAATAGCTTCTTGAAGAGCGTTCTTTTGAGTTTCAGACAATCCAAACAAGTAAAACAATTTTGCAAAATACTGAGCATCATGTGTGCTTGCTCTAGTCGTTAAAGCAATATACTTTTCGTCTACCTCTTTCCAATCATTCGGATTGTTTAAACCAAACCACTTTCTGTGGAGTGCAATCATGGGAGATATTTTCGTAGGGTTTGCAACACCCATAGCATAAAATATATCCTTATCTTTTTTTAGCATACCTGTATCTATTGTTGAAAATGCCTCTGGGTCTATACCTGCAACAAAGTGCTGATTAGGAATAGATATTCCTGTATTCACAATAGCATGAAGTCTGTGTTGACCATCTTGCAAACTTCCAAACCAATCAAATCTAATTGGATCTCCGTTAACTGCAAAATGATTATTCTTTATTTTTAATTCGTATTCTTTAACGTGACGAGGATCTAGTGGCCTATTAAGTTTAGACTCAGGGTGAGGTTTCCGATTTAAAAGATACCTTGCGGCCTCTGGCGTTAAATTAGGAACAAAATAAACATCATATGTTTCACCACTAGATATTTTTCTCATCATCTCTGGGTCTAAGCCGCCCGTCCACTCATTAATATTTTTTGTCTTTAAGTTATTCATTATTCTTCCTCCATAAAAATTGACATTGGATCTTTGGTTACAATATCTGCGATAGACTTCTTTGTTCGCAGTGCTTGTATTATTTTACTGTCGATTGACTTGCGGCACTCAATATCAATGTAGGTCACATTTTTCTCTGTGCCTATTCTGTGCGCCCTGTCTTCTGACTGCATACGCTCCTCCAAGTTAAAGCTGTTCGAATAGTAAATCGCATACTCAGCCTTGTTGAGCGTAATACCAATTCCACCTGCCTGTGGATTTGATATAAAATACTTTACATCGGGGTCATTCTGAAATTTATGTACGGCAAGCTCTCTGTCGTCATTAGAGACATCTCCGTGATAACTTACCGCCTCAGAGCCTAATAGCTTCTCTATGGCTCTTAAATCGGCTTTAAACCGCGCCCAGATGATTGTCTTACCACTGATATTGCCTAGCACCTCTCTCAATGCCTCAATGCGTGGGTTTACTTTATCAATCGGAATAGATGAATCTTCGGTTGGAAACCAACCACATAATATCTGTTGTAGCCTGAGAAGCCGTGTAATCGCCTCTGGAACCTCTATCATGTTTCCCTCAAGCTCTGCGACAAAAGACTTCTTCAGCTCTTTGTAGAGCTTGCTCTGAGCCGCAGACATCTCAACGTAGTGTCGTTGGTATATCTTCTCAGGCAAATCCAAGCACTCATTCTTCAGAACTCTGAAGCTGTACTTGCCAAGACGCTCGGTCAGTTCATCCATATTTTGGTAGCCGACAATCTGCTTGTTCTTAAATCCACCCATCACACAGTACCTCTCCTTAAACTTGTAGAGCGATGTCGCCTCAAGAATATCAGGGTTAAGAAATTTAAATTGGGCGAAGACATCCTCAGCACCTTTGGTCACTGGCGTACCTGTTAAGATTCTCTTGGCTATCACATTCGGATGTTTGCCAAACTTCGTAATCATCTTGGTGCGCTTCGAACTCGGTGTCTTTATACGACTACTCTCATCGACAACCATAAGAACTTTATTATTTTTCAGAGCGACCATCATATGCTTCTGAGCCATTACAGATGTAAATGCCTCCACGTTAAATGCGAAGATCTTTAATCCGTCATACTCCAGAACTTCACCAAACTTCTCAATTTGCTTCTTCTTCATTTGCGCTGAATAGAATGTCGCCTTGTACTCACACGCCATGTGAGTTGGAATTTCAATGTTAACCCAATTCCGATGAACACCATTAGGAGCAATAACAATCACTGTGTCGATTGCCTTGTTCTCGTAGAGATATGCGGCAGTGTCGATTATGACTTTAGTCTTGCCAGTGCCTTGCTCCATGAGAAGTGCAAAGCCTTTCCTCTTCTTGCTAAGATCAAATGCCTTCATTTGATGTGCAAATGGTTTTGTTTTAAATTTCATTTTGTTTCTCCCTTGGCGCACAAGTACTAGCAATGAATAGCAATGTCAAGTAACCAATCAAATTAAATATCCAAAATCATTTGTGTTAAAACTTTATCTCCAGAGTTATATTGTTTTGTCTCACCTTTTGGGTATGGGTGCGTTTTGTAGTTAAGACATTTCTTTAATATTTTTTTATCTGTTTTATTGGCGGCAAAATAAATATACCTATGCTTGCGTGGTCGATCTATGTACTCATATATGTCTGGATTATTTTTTCTTTCTTCTAAATTAATTTCACTAACTGTTCTCGCATGAAGATTTGAACCACGAATCCTCCACTCTGTTCTCTTTGCACTCAGGCCAGTGTATAAAAAGTTAGTTGCCTGATAAACATATCCAACGTGACCCTGTGATATATCTGCGTAACTAACAACAATCTTTGGCTTTGGTAACATTCTTAAAGATTTGGAAATTAATATAGAAGATTGGTTTTTAAAGTTATCTTGAAGGCACAACCTATTTAACTCTATAACTTTACTTGAATGTTCTTTACCACAAACACCTTCACAAAGTGAGGGAGATGGTGGTAATCCGTAAGTAATAACACCTATTAAATTCGACTTATCAAAAAGACCAAACGAATCAGTGATATTTGGAATACGTTTTGCGTAATGTTTTTTAAGTAGCCAATTGTAAGTATCACTCGACTTTATAGGTATAACTTTCAAATCACTCATCTCACAGTATCCACTTTACTCTCAATTTACCTACTCCTTTTTTATAATTTAATTATGTTTCAATTATAACAAGACCACTCAGCCAATTTGGATCATAAGTGTATATGTTTATTTTTCTTTTACTTGTTTGCACCCAAGTATTTTGATGACCTATGCCAAATCTTGATCCAACTTTATTCCAACCCATAGCTTTCCAAAAAAAATTACTTTCTAAATCATCCGCACAACCTGCATCAAAAGAAAGTGTTCCTAAAGATTTTCCCCAATTTATAACTTCACTTAAAAGCAATCTACCTCTTTCAAACTTTCTAGCATCTTCTTGTAAGCAAATTTGAGCTATTTTTCCTTTTCGATAAACAGAATTTACTCTTCCAAAACTAGCCAAACAAAACCCAACAAGATCATTATTAACAGTACATACAAATAATTTATCATTACAAACAGGTGACCAACGCTTACCTTTTTTTATTCCTGTAATTGCAGATTCATACGCCATTTTAGGAATAAAACCTAAACTAAGGCTTTCTTTTTTACTAAGGCTAACAACGTATTGAATATCTGTTATTAATGCTTCTCTGACAATTGTTTCTTCCAAAATTGACATTACAGTATCCACTTCACTTCAGTTTTCTTGTTTTCCTTCTTAAAGACAAACCAAGCGAATGCCATGACACCGCCAGACTTAAACGTGCCGTTCAGATTAAATGACAGACGCTTCGAGAATACCCACACAGTCGATGGTGGATGTCTTTGGAAGAACTTACCACGCTTCACGCCCTCTAAGAATTGCAGTCGGACAAGTAACGCTAATTTATCTACACCCAAATCAATTGCCTTCTCAGCAAATTCATGCGCCAAGCTGAAGGGTGGGTTCGTAATAATATTTGGGGCAAGTAACTTCTGCTCCATTAGGAAGTCTACATTAGGTTTACCAAATCCGTAATCAATTAAATCGGTGCTGACTGTCGTGTGGCCTCTCTCTTCTAGAACTTTACAGATAGCACCATCGCCACAGGCAGGTTCCCAAATCTTTTGACTGAAGAACTCTCGGTTCATCAAAGCCTCGGTTGCGTAGCTCGGTGTCGGGTAGAAGTCGTTTGCGTTGCGCTTCCTCTCTCCGTCCGATCCTGTAATCTTTAGTAACGTACTCATTCAGTATCTCCCAATAATGTTGAAATTAGCATGACATTTATTTGATAGCAGTGCAAGTAAAAAATAGTCTGCTTTACATTACTAGTGAAAAGTAGTATACTGATTCGTATAACGAATCAGAAAGGGAGAAACGTTATGAATATTAAACTAAAACCGAGCCAAATTAAAAAGGCTTACAAACTTAACCGCCCTAAGAAGGGTAAGTTTAAAGGGTCTACCCTTTACCGAGTTCATCTAGATGATGGGCATCAAGTGTGCGGCATGAGGTTCGTGTTCGCAATTACTGGCCGAAAGTGGGCGACCTACTTCGTGCCAGTTTATAACATCCGTAAGAGGATGAAGTTGGCTCACTGGAATGCGCTTCAGGCGACAGCGTATAACCTTTAATATAATAGGGGAGCTTCGGCTCCCCACTAACTGGGAGAAACAAAATGGAAAACAACTTTATAATGTCTGGGCTACTAAATGCTAAACCAGCACTAGCTAAAGAAAAAATAATTAGAAACGATAAAGTAAAAGTTAGGCGCATGGTTCGAAAATGCATGAACGTACTCAAGAAGAAAGAGTACGAGCTTGACCTTACAAAAGCTGATGTTGACCGAGCGGTAAGGGTAACTAGGCTTGTTGACAAGAAGTGGTGCAATGGAGCTACTTACGGGGGCAAAAATGTAATTCAGATAAACCTAAGTTACTGGCAACATTCTGACAAACCTCACTACGAGAGAGAGTACAAATCCTATGATGCAGATAAAGTCATTGGCGGTAGACAGGTTAAGAACCTAGAAGAATCTCTTTGGATGACTGTCGCCCATGAAGTTGCACACCACGTTCAATACGCATACTGCCCTCGAATAAAAAGGTTCCGTAAGAACTATCGGAAACCACACGGGGATTGCTTCAAGACAATCTACCGCTACCTAAGAAAAGACTTCATAAACCCTATGCTTGATGCGTAGGGTTTTATTTAAATCCACCCAAGGCTTTCTTAATCTTATCTTCCATGTCAGCCATGAGGTCTTTTCTTAATTGATCTTGAGCCTCAGTCAGTTCATCCTTTAACTTCCTGTTCGCCTTAACAAGATCATCGATTAACGACTGTGTCTCGGCTAGTTTAGTATCAAGGCGATCTACAATCCGATCTCTTCGCTCCTCTGAGCTTGCTATCAGCCCTCGAATAATTGTCACATTATCTGAGCTAACTTTATTTACATCCTCGACTGACTGCCTATTCCTAGCGTCTTGCTTCTCAAGTCGAACCTCTTGCTTGCTTAGATTGGCGTTCAGCTTATCTGATGTCACCTCAATATGATTGTTTAATTCAGCAACATCTTGGTTCAAATCCATGCGTAGGTCGTGGAGGTCAGTTTGGAGATTTGCGGAAATGGCCTTTACACTGTTGATCTGTTCTCGAATAACTGCCGAAGTCGCCTCGTCAACTTCCTTCAAAACCTTGAACTCTTTCTCTACAATTGAGAAGTCTTGCTCAACCATTTTAAGCTCGGCATTTGTCTCGCTGATGTGAGACTCTATCCATCCCATATCAGGGCTGACATATTCCTGTACGGCCTTTTTCATGTCTTCGTAATCTTTGTAAAATTCAAAGACCGCCCAAGATCCACCTGCAAGTGTACCCATCAAAGGTAAGATCCAAATGAGCTTACCGAGGAAACCTTTGCCAGATACCTTTACACCGCCATACTCTATTTCACTACTCATAACCTTCTCCTACTTATATTGTAGCTCTATCATTTCATTCATAGTCTGGCTTCCAGAACCAAAGAATGCAAACGCATTTGGACTAGCCCCCAAGTTACCGTCAGGGATTGACGGCAAATTAGAAAAGAAACCTTGTATATCTTGTAACTGATTTTGATTTAAAAAGAAATCCTTAGCGTTTCCACTGACAACTTGCATAATAATAAGTGTCTTCTGTTGAGATGTATCGTCATAGTAACTTGACTTGGACTTCATCTTCTTAACGATCTTACTTGCGGCCTTCTGTTTATCAGCTTTCTTTTGTTCTTTGGTTTTTACTTTCTTCTCAGGCTCTTTCTTGGCCACGACTATTTTTTCTTTCTCTGGCTCTGGCTCTGGCTCTACTTCCTTTTCCTCAACAACTACTTCTTCTTTTTCTGGCTCTGGCTCGACTTCTTTTTCCGCGACAACTACTTCTTCTTTTTCTGTTTCAACCTCTACCATCTCGCCCTCTTCAGCTTTTTCAATTACAGGAGTTATCTCTGGCTCTGGCTCTGCTATTGGATCGGGAGGTGTAGTATCTATATCTATCTGTGACTCTATCTCAGCCTCTATATTTGTTTCGATTGCATCTACATCTATATTGGTATTTGTATCTGGCATTTCAAATGTGGGGATGTCAGGCATTTCAAACGTGGGGATTTCATCAAAGCCAGACACAATATCATCGATCTCAGCCTCAACGCTATCCATGTCAGAGTAGTCTTCTGTATCTTCATTGATTGGCGTTATCTCAATAAAGCCACCATCCGTCTCTTCAAAATCATTATTACCTATTAAATCCTCTACTAATTCTAACTCGGTATCTCCACCAATATTAAGACTGACCCACTGCTCGACAGTTGTAATAGAGTTCGTAATAACCTGACTAATAACATTATAGACGACCGAAACCTGTGCCGAATCCCAGATTGGCCCCACGGATAATGCCACATCTCTGCCAGCAATTTCGATCTGTAATGTACTGATTGATCCACCAAAGTTCCAACCTCCTGTGTAAACTTGGTATCCGCTTGCCACACCTGCCGCAGATAAAGTGTCCGTACCAGACACTACAACGCTATTTCCGTTTAACGCCCTAATAGAAAATGAAATGGAATCTGCGCTATCCTGTTTATCAACAGATATACTGTAAGATATCTTGCCGCCATTCTCGACATCTAGAGAGCTAACATCAACAGACTGATACCAAGTGGTTCCTGTATTGGCCACTCCGAGCGTTGATGTAAACGTCCCTGAACCTGTAACTTCACTACATTTGTCCGTTCCAAGTGCGCCACAACTTGCCCCAGATCGTTGCGAAGCTGGGCCTTGCCCTCCCCAATCATAATTGGCTTCTCCAGATTTTGCCTCTGAAACAAATCCCTCTGATGGGTCTAGGATGTCGCCACTATCTTCATTCACAACAGAATTTACCTCAGTACGAGTGTCAGTCGTTGTTATCGTTGTAACCCCATCGCCCTCCGAGTAGCTCTCCTCGGTTACTGTCTCGGTAATAATTGTCTCAGTTGTTGGGGTGCATAAACCGACTACATCTGTGGCACAGTTTATATCTGCCTTAGAGGATGAGCAGTATAGTAACAATGCTAAGAAGCAGGCCACCTTTCTTACTGTTTGATGTCTCATCCTTATTCTCTTTCTTAGATTTTTGTTTCTTAGCCTTTTCTCTCAGTTCTTTTTTCTTAGCCTTCTCAGCCGCTTTTTCCTTTTCGGCCCTTACTACATTGGCTGTTTCAATCATTTTTCGAAAGTGACTACCTTCGGGAATCATGGTTGGGTTCTTCATCCACATGACTTTAGCCTCTTCGCCAATCAAGCCCTGATCTAACAGAGAACCAAATGGACAGGTCGTTCCTGCCCTCCACATAGCGTCGAACACACGGCCAGATGGATCGCCACATAGCACAGAAACTGATGCCACGCGCAAACCGCTTTGCCCTAGAACCCTAGCTAATTTTATGCGTTCACAGTTCAA